CCGTCGAAGTATCGCTCGTTGAACGAATTGAACCGCGCCTGTCGCCTCGCGTCACGCGAGAGCCCCAACGCCGGATCGTTCCACCAGTCGTTCCAATCCTTCGTCGGGCCCTGGCCCCAGAACTCACTGTCGCCAGGGACGAAGTCAGCATCATCTCCACCTCCACCTCCGCCTCCGCCGCCACCGCCGCCCTTGCCCGACTTCGAACCGGTGAGGTCGTCGAACGTCGTGCCCGGCGGAGGGATCTCCGGGAACAGCTTCAGCAGCTCGGTGTGGAGCTCGGCGTCGGTCGGGGGGTTATCCCAAATCGGGCCGGTGTAGTTCCCGCCGCCGAACTGAAGTCCGTACCCGCCCTGGCCGCCGACCATCTCGTACGAGGGGCGTCCTGTGTCCGGAGGCGTCCCAAACGGCGCCGCCGAGTCCTGGCCGAAGATGCCTGGATTGAAGAGCCCACCCAGGAACGCGATCGCGTTCGGATCGATATCGCCGAGCTGCGAGAGGCCGCCGAGAAGCGGAGACAACTGGAGCTGGCTCGAGTCGCCCTCGGTCTGCTGGTACGGGCCCCACAGCGACGGGTTGAAGAACCCACCGCCGGGCCACTGCTGGATCTGGTGCTGGCCCTTGTTGAACGCCAGGTCCTCGGCCCCAGGCTGCGTCTTCAGATCCGGCCAGTCGACCTGCGGGTCCTGCTGCTGGCTCGTCGGCGGCAACGTCTCGTCGAGCGCCTCCCCCGAATTCAGATCGACAGCTCCAAGGGCCTGGCCGTTCGGAGCTGTCGGCGCACCTGTGTTCCCGGCGATGATCTCGTCGATCGTCTGTCCGAGCGATCCGCCCGACACCGTCTTCGTCGGGTCGGTCGCGATGCGCTCCTGGAGGTACGTCAGGATGTCCTCGACCAGGGGCGGAGGATTCGACGCGACCTGGCTGATCAGATCCCACGGCGGCTCGTAGGCCATTAGAAGAACCCTCCAGTCGATGGCTTGCGTCGCCCTCCCATGGTTCCTTCTCCGGATCCGCTACCCTTGCTCATTTCCGGCTGCAATTGGTCGAATGACGTACCGTGCGTCCAGGGCGCCGGTTGTCGCGTCGAGCCATGTTCCTCAGACTGCTGATACCCCGTCGCCTGAATGATCGGCGCGAGGCCCTGCGCGAGATAACGAAGGTTGTTCTCCAGATACTCCCACTTGTTCAGATCATTCTGGTAACCGGTCATCGCGTTCTGGAAGTTCACCTGGTCCTGCTGCGCGCCCATCTGCATCAAAGCGTTGATGTCGATGTAGTCCGCGGCACGAAGAGACGGCAGGTACGGGAGAATCGAGGCGCCGCGCTGGAGCTGCGAATTCGCCGCGCTGATCTGGTTCCCCCGCTCCCCTCCCAGGAGGTTGTTAAAGCCGGCGCGCTCGGCAAGCGTCATTGCCTGTCGACGATCCATCATGCCCTCGCTGGCCTGGTACTGCCTCGCAAGCTCGTCGGAGAGCATCCCCTGCGAGAAACCGCGCTCGCGGTTGAGCGCGTTCTCCTGGTGCCCGCGCTCGGTCTCGTACGACTGGCCGTACATCTGCGCGGCCAGGTCGGAGAGGTTCCGCCCGAAGTCATACCGCTGCTGCGCCTGGAGGTTCTGATGCGCCGAGCCGCCGAACGAGCCGGCCTGCGCGAACATCGCGTCGGTCTGCGGCGCGACACCGTCGCGATACGCATCTGCCATCGCCGACGACGCGGCGCGGAACTGATCGTCGATGAACGGGTTCCCATTAAGCATCGCGCCCGAAGCCGTCGCCATCGAAGCATCACGGGCCGTGTTCGCGAGCGCGCCGTACTGCGTGTCGTACGCGCCCTGGCGAGACATCGCCCGATCGCCCATCAGCATGTTGTAGATGTTGTCCTGCGCCCGATTCGCCGTGTGGCCGTAGAGCGAGTCGAGCATCGACTGCCGGGAGAAACGCTGCGGCGAGCCAGCCAGCTCCTCCAGGAGCCCAGTCCGGGTGGCACCCGCGAGCGGACCACCCATCGTGTAGGCCATCTGCTGCTCGGCCAGGTTGTTCATCGGGCCCGAGAGCTGCGAGGTCGCGTAGTCCTCCGCCGGCTGCGAATAGGGATTGCCCCCTTTCGCTTGCTCGATGCCCATGCCCATGGCGGCGCCAGTCGTGTCACCGAACTGGAACTCAGGCAGATCCGGCCCCTGGTACTCGCGCGGGTCCCCCAGCTCAAAGTGCCAGCGCCCGTCTGGGCCAATACCGTGAGTCGTCCCAGGTGCATAGAACTGGAACCACTCCTCTAGCATCCCGTACGTCTGCGGGTGCAGCCAGAAGGGCACATCGCGACGCGTCGTGCTGTCTGAACTTGGGGTCCCGGGCTTGCCCATCTCTCACCTCAGAGCTTCTTGACGAAGACATGCTCCATTAGCTCGTACCCCAGTTTCGGGGCGATCTTCATCCACCCCTTCCTCGACGTGTGGAAGGAAATGTAGTCCACTTTCGCCCGCCGCGCCATCTCCTCGACGAACGGGATCGTGGCCTCGACGGCACCGTCGATCAGCCCGTACCCCAGCCACATCAGGAGCTGACGCTTGCCGGAGTACCGATCGCGGTCGTGGCCCAGGATGACGAAGCCCGCGTAGGTGTCGTCCTTCAAGAAGGTCATCACCAGGGCGTTCGAATTGTCCATGAGGCCCGCGTACACGTCCTCCGGAACGAACGAAACGTGCCCCGTTTTCTCGATCACCTTCTCGATGCCGCCCCGCACGAGCGGCCAGTAAGCTCGCACCTTGGAGAGCGGAATCAGGAATGACTTAAACTCCTCCGGGGCTAGTAGCCCACGGGACGCCAGGTCGTCCCCTCGTAAACGAGGGCCAGCGCGTGATTCTGCGTCAGAGTCTTCGGGCTCGACGGAAGGGTGATGTTCCCCGACGTGTCCATCGCCACCGTTGCCGTTGAGGGAAGAAGGATCAGGAGCCCCGTGTGCGTCGGCGTGTTCTCCGCCGTCCCCAAGATGTCCACTCCCGTCCGGTACGGCGTGTTGATCGTCGTCAGCGTGTTCGTGCCCGCGCTCGTCACCGGATGGATGAAGTGCGTCGGTGCGATCGTCGTCTTTGTCGCCGTCACGTCGTCGACGAGGTCGTCGTTGCTGTCGTCCAGGTCGATCTCCGGACCCACCCCTTGAACGCTTACGTTGAGGAGGGTCTGCACTTGCGTCGACCAAAGGAGAAGCTCCCTCTGTAGATTCACTAGCTCCGGACTCGAGTCCGGGGGTAAGATCGGTAGCCGTAGCGGCTCCAGCGGAAAGTTCATGCTTCACCTGTCTCCTCCTCGTATTCGAGGTCGTATCCGATCAACTCCAGGTCCGCGTTGAGCTCGATCTTCGGGCTCGTGTACTTCCCGTCGGTTTGGATGTCGAACCACCCCGTGTTTTCGTTCCAGTCCCTGCTGTCTGCCAGCCTTTCTGCCCCGCCAAGAATCTCTTTGACGTATACCATCACCTCAGTGCTCGCCGCTGCATTGGGAGCGATCGAGAAAATGGGTCGAATCTGTCGTACCGTTCGGTCGTGAATTCCGTCACCCCACCAGCCGCCGCGGACGTAGCAGTCCGCTTCCGCAGCACCCGTGTGGGCGTAGAGCTTGTCGTCGGTCGCGTCGAACGTCGCCTGCTGGATGCTCGCACCGCCAGCGAACTGCGCCGATGTCCAGGAGACCGTGTCGGCCGCGCCCCAGGTCGAGTAGAGGTTCGCGTACTCGTCGTAAGTGATACCCGGCTGATCGCCGTACTCTGGCGTCATCACGGCGGCGACGTTGCACTTCCCGTACGTCCACCGCGACGACCCGACGCTCCAGGCCACCCACCGATCAAGCGTCACCTCATCATCATTGTCGACGTTGCCGGCGGACGACGGGTAGTACCAGAAGATGACGTTCGTCTCCCGGTCCCACCGGGACGCGATCGCGTAGCCATGATCCTTGTCCAGGTCCCCGCGTTCGAAGATGAACTCGCGCAGCGGCGACTGCAACGCGCGCGGTGGCCCAGAGCCATCGTACATGTAAAAGTCGTCGAAGCCCATGAAGTAGTGGATGCCGCCTGCGTTCACGACAGCCTCGTTGCCGAAAGCACCAGCCGACTGAGAAAGCAGGTTCGGGCGCCAGATGAGAGGCGGTCCAGTGAACTCCATGAGATACGTCGCGCGCTGCTTGTAGATGACGAAGTTTCGTCCAAGCGGATGCAGCCCCGTGATCGGGCCCGGTGTGTCCAAGAGCCGACTATTCGCCGACTGCGACGACGGGCTTGGCGTCCAATTGGAATCGTTATTCAGCGCGGAGCACCACCAGGTCACCTCATCCACGCCGCTCGATGGCTTGATGTTCGCCATCATGACGAAGCCGTTGGCCGTACCGACGTAGTGCGCGATCGGCGGCGTGCCGGCGAGCTGCGCAAAGTTCGTGCCCGCTCTCGTGATGTACTGCGGGTCGTTGTTCCCGTTCACGGCGATCGTATTGTCGCCGAACTGGGCGAAGCGCCAGCGATGGTTGGTTGCGACGTTGTAGTCGCCGCCCGTTGTCCGCGTCACGTCGCCCCAGGTCTTCGTCGAACTGTTCGCCTCGTAGAGCTTCGTGTCGGTGCCGGCGAACACACGACTCGAGCCGTCCAGGAACTGCGCGTAGTAGCCGCCCTTACAGAAGCCGGTCGCGAGCGCGGGCATGGCCTCCTGGAGCGCAGGAAGGGTTCGGAAGCCCTTGGCTGTCGGGTAGACGTTGTTCATGTCGATGAGCATCGACGGCGAGTCGGGCCGGAGATCCGGCGCAAACGTCTCGAAATCGACCCTCTCGAATCTCGACCCTATAGCCATGGGCGAACTTCGACGCCCTGGAGGTGCATGGCCTCCGTCCGCGCGCGGAGTCGACTGTACTCCGTCTGCGCAAGCGCCTCCTCCTCCTTCGCCTTGTCGTACTGGCGAAGCACGTCAGCGAAAATGATTGCTTTCGAGTACCGCCGGATCAGCGCCTCGCCCTCGACCATCCAGAAGTTTCCGGTCGTAGTGTCGCTCGCGGGTGCCGCGAGGTTTGCAATGTACCGCTGGTAGATCTTGTACGACGCGTCCTGCGATCGCGGCCAGATGTCCATCGAGCGCGCGCCCGTGTCGTTGTCGGTCCAGAAGGCGTACAGGTACGGCCTAGTCGACTCCGGATCCGCCGCGTTCGTGTCGAGGTTGTCGATTACCTCGATCGTCGTGCGCTGCATCGGCTGGATCGTCGACTCGTACTGGATGACCGTGCTGCGCTCCGAGACGAAGTCAGACGGGATCGCGTACGTGCGCTGGTCGACGACGAGGGTGTACTCCTTCCGCCGCTCGCACTCGACGAAACCTTCGTCCTTAAAGTGCTGAATGGCAGAAGCGATCGCGTTTGCGATCGCCGTGTCCTTGTCCGTTCGCCGAAGCTCGTCGGCGATACGGGTCTTCATTGTTCCTTGCGTGGACATGAAGATCGACAGGGGTACGCGCGCACCGGGGCTGAGACGCGCGCACCCCCATCTGAGCTAGCGCCAGGCGCCAGCCTGCCTACTTCTGTTTCGAAGTCCCGTAAGGGTTCTCGGCGTGGTTGCCGACCTCGCCAGCCCCGGGCTCGCACTCCGTTTTGAACGTCTGCGTGGCGTTCTTTCCGGTGATTGAGTTCGGAGCGGGCTTCGACTCGAAACCGCCCTTCGAAGGATTGAGCTTTTCGCCCATGTCTCTCTCCCTTCAGTCACCAGCCCCTAGGAGGCCGGTGCAGTCTCCTGGTACTGCTCCTGCATCGAGTACCGGCAGTAGCCCTTGATGGTGCCAGAGGTCGCGTCCGAAGCCGCGTCCACCGTCATGCGGAGCGTCACCTCGTCGGTGACATTGCCCGCGCCCGTGTCGACGTTGTGCCACGGAAGCGCGGCATCGGCGAGGTCGGCGTTCGTCACCTGACCGGCGCTGCGGCCGGTCTGCAGATTCGACGCAAACTGCGTCGCCGATTCGTCCGTCCCGAGATCGAACTGCCACGTCGTTCCCGTGTCGATGTCCGGGATGTCGAGGAAGATGTCCGACACCTTCGCGAACGCCGGAATCTTGCAAAGCTCGATGATGTCCGACGCCGCGAACGCAGCCGTGATCGTCACCTCGAAAAAGACGGTGATGTCCTGGGCCGGAAGCGTGATCGCGGGCCGACCCTCGGAGATCTTGTCGCTGTTGTAGGTAGCCACTTAGCTGTCCTCCTTGTCTACCGTGATCAGACGCCCGGCGAAACGCTGGAGACGACGATGCTGCCGAAGTCGTTCCCGTTGAACCGAGTCTTCTTCATGCCCCAGACGAGAGCAGCGCTAATGCCAAGCTGATTCTCGTAATCGCGAAGCACCTCTACCCACTTGAATCGGATGTTGCCGCCCGTGTAGCCGTAGGACCGGCCGAAGGCGATCGCACCCGCCTGGGCGCCGACGAAGATCGAACGCGCGATGTCGGTCGTGCCCGCCGCCGCGGCACCGAGATCGGTGTTCGTGTTCGCACCGATCTGCGCGTTGCTCCCGAAGGGGCAGCGCACGGCGTCGTGCAGGATCGTGTTGTTGTACATGCCCAGCGCCCCGGTGAAGATCGGGTTCTTGGACACGAGGCCGCCGGTCATGGCCGCCTTCTGAATGTCGAGCCACTGGCCGCTCGTGCTGTTCTGACGCAGCTGGAGGACCTGGTGGGGGTGAACGAACTGCGCGTAGCAGGTCATTCCGTTGAGCTTGATCGGCCTAATGGCCGGGCTCAGCGTGCGAGCCTTCACGACCGCGCGGTCGATGAGCTCAAGTCGGAACGGCGCCTCCTTGTTGGACGCACTGACGTGACCGCCGATGGTGGCCTCGTTCGTTCCGGCACCGACGTACGCGCCGTCGGTGAAGCGGTCGGCGATCAGGTGACGCGAGTTGCCCGCCGTCGTCGACGGAGCATTCGTGCCCTGGAGGCCGGTGTAGTTGATCAGCGACTGACCGGTGTTCCCGCCCAGCTGGTTGAACATCGACGTGTCGATCCGGCCGGTCCACCAGTCGCCAAGACCGCTCTCGCCCTCGGCGCGAACCGAGAACGGAACCCTCTGTTGACTGACCGAACCGACCACCTTCACCGCGTGGCGAAGCTGATCGATGATGATCGAATCGGTGTGCCGGGTGAGGGACTCCTCGTTCCCCTCCAGCGTGGCGTCTCCGGTGACACCAGGACCGTTGAGCTGCATCCGCAGCCCGTAGGTGATCTTGGCGCCGGCCGATGCCGACAGCTCGTCGCGCACCTGGATGACCGAGTCCGGGGTGTCACCCACGAACTTCATCATCTCGGTGGCCTTCAGGGCCTCGTTGTAGAGCTTCCGCCCCCAGACTTCGACTGCGAGCGGATCATTCAAAGGAAAGATGGTATCTGCCACAATGTCCTCCTAGACGTAGTTGGATTGTTTCAGGCTCACGCCCTCTGCAACCCCAACAACGCCGGGATCATGGCTCGACAGGCTTTCCCTGGGCCCCTGCTGCCCCCGGCCATACTCGCGTGACCGGCTCGCGACTTTCGACGAGAGTGTACCGGCGATCTACTTCCCGAGCAAATGGTCGACGAGGGCCGGATCGAGACGCGCAAATTCGCCCTCCGGCATGTTCCGGAGGTCCTCCAACGTGAGCGGCCCATCGTTCGTCATCGCCGTGCCGGCGCCCGTCCGCGCCTGCGCCTGGCCTTGACGAGCCATCGCTGCACGGTCGGCGGCCGAGAGCGCCGGCTGCTGCGGCTGAACCGGTGTCTGCTGCGCCTGCTGCTGCGTCGGGAACTGTCCCTGTACGGCCTGCTGATGCGGATCGGCCGGCGGAGTGCCCGGAGCCACGTACCCCATCTGCTGAGCAATCTGGTAGACCCTCTCCGCCGGGTTGTGCTTCCAGCCGACGAACTGCCCCTGGTCGTTCTTCTGGATCGCCTGGTTCACGATGAGGAGCCGCTCGTTCTCCAGCATCGCGTTCGCCTCCTGCTCGTTCATCCCCGTGAGCATCCACTGCTCTTTCTTCTGGGCGATGACGTAGTCAGCTGCCTGGCGGTAGTCGGGCTGCTGCTGCGAGAATGAGTTCTCGAAATCGCGCGACTGCTGGAGGATCCGATCGGCCTCGATGCGCTGCATCGCCTGCTGGTTCAGCTGCGCCTGGGCGCCGTTGACCTGACTCTGCTCCTCGCGGAGCCGATGAATCTCGGCCTCGAGCTGGTCGTTTCGCCACGCCTGGAACCCAACGGGGTCCTGCTCCGGGTCCGGAGCCTCTGGCACCGGCTCCTGGTACTGCTGCTGCTGAGCAGCGGCGACCTGCTGCTGAGCTTCATGGAAGCCCTGCAGGCGGCCGGCGAGCGCGGCCTCGCGCTGCTTGTACTCTTCCAGCTGCTGCTGAAACGCCTGGCGCTTGTGACGCTCCTCCTCCAGGGCACGAAGCGGAACGCGTGTCTGGTTCGGGTCGGGCGGCTGCAGCTCGGCCTGTCCCTCCGGCACCTGCCCCTGGTCGGAGACCTGATCGTTGCCGAAGAGCGCCTGCTCCTGCGGGCTCAGCCCGCCCTGCTCCGCCTCTTCTGCCGCCGCCACCTGCTCCCGAAACACGTCATTCATCGCCATCGTCGTTGCCCCTTTCGATCGCTTTCCAGATCAGCGATCCCACTAAGATTCCTGGACCCAGCCAAGGAATACCCACCGAAGCCCCTGCCCCGATAATCATTTCCGGGTTATCCTTCACCCAAGAAAACCCATGACTTGCAACGTCAGTAGCTGCCGTAGCTACGACACCAAGCCAGACCCCAAGAGTCGTAAGTTTCACTACCTAAAGACTCAGCGAGAAATCGAAACAGGCGCACTCGTCACGGAACGCAAGACGATGTTGATTACGGCCAGGAGGGCCGTCTGCCCCTCCGCCGTGAGAATTTCGACATGCTCGCCTGTGACCCCCTGGACAACAATCCCAACTACCGACAAGAGATTCACCCACATCGTCTTCGACTGCCACCAGATCTTTGGATCGTTCATGGTCTCCTCCTGAAAATGTAAGAGTACCGCAGCTTATGGAAGAAAAGTATGACGCTATGGGCTGCCTTTTTCCACAAAGGATCTTCTGCAGGATCCCTTGGAAGCCATAGATGACGAAAGCGACCCTTCTTCTTAGTCACTTCTCTGAATACCCATTGCGACGAAGAACGCCTTCTATCCGAGCAATCGCCCGGCTGTTCTCTTTATTCTCCCTCTCCAATTCATCCATTCGAGAGGAAATCGACGAGGCGAGAGTTGTAACCTCCCGTAAAGTCAAATGTATCTGGGTCATGGTGTTCCGCAAATCATGAAGATTGTTCGTGATCCGGTTCCACTCCTTTTTCGTAAAAAAAAGGAAAACAGATGCAGTACTGATAGTGATGGCAAACAACCCTTCCGCCAAAATAAGCAGATACTGCGTCGAGTCGTTTGCCATGCCATACCCTGAATCATTCGATCCTAGAACCGCTCACTCCGCGTCTGTCCCGCACTGCTCAGGCAGCCACTTCTTATCAACCTTGCGTTTACCAGCCATTATCCACCTCACCACCCAAGGGAAATAAGCTAAGGACCAACGAAAAAAGATACAGGAGTCGCCGTCGGAGTGGGACTTGCCGCAGGAGTAGGGGTCGCCGTCGGCTCAGGAGTCGCCGCAGGAGTAGGAGTCGCCGTCGGCTCAGGAGTCGCCGCAGGAGTAGGAGTCGCCGTCGGATCAGGAGTCGCCGCAGGAGTAGGAGTCGCCGTCGGATCAGGAGTCGCCGCAGGAGTAGGAGTCGCCGTCGGCTCAGGAGTGACAACCGTTGTCTTTCGCCACCCCTCGTGCCCAGTGCCGAGATTCCCCAACCCCTGAGCGACAAAGGCACCCGCATCCGTGCCATTCATCCCCACGGGATACGCCTCCAGCAGGAGGTCGGTAGGGACAATCATAGGAGAAACAATCTCGAACGTACCGTTCCCCGAAAAGCTAGCCGAGATGCCGTCAAGCAACGACTGCTGAATCGAGCACGCGAACACGACATCCGGGAGCGACGTAAAGATCTCGTTGTTGTCCCAGAACTTTGTCTGCGCCTGGACGACGCACGGCCGCTCAATCGCGCCCTGGCGGGCACACGCTGGCCCAAGCTCACCAGGATATGACGAGTCGCGACCGCCGTTCTCTACCGTGACATGGCCAATGATGGATGAAAAATCGAGCAAAGAAGGAGCAAAAGTCTGGATTACAACCCGATCCAAAATCTCGTCAGGGACAACACACCGATCGTCGGCAACATCATACGCTGCCGCCTTGCCCCCAGCAGCAGCACCCGAAGAAAGATCAGCTACCGTCCACGTACCCACAATCGCATCTTCTGCCAGGGTGTCAGTCGGCCGACAGTCATCAAATTGACCAGATTCAGCGACAAACGCGGAAACATAAAGCGTCCCATACGCAGGGAACCCTCTGGATTCGGCGGCGACCCCTGCAGAGATCGGACTGCCGCGTCCCACAGATTCTCCATCTATCCATCTCCGATTCTCGACAGCCTTCGCGTCCTGCACGTCGCCGCCGTCGGGCGTCTGGCACGTCGTCACGTCGATCAGCTTCTCGCAGTTCGACGACCAGTACACCCAGTGGACGACCACATCCTCGTCGCCCGTGTTGTTCACCGTGTTGAACGTCACGCGGCCCTCGCGCGCGTCCCACGGCATAACGAGGCACGTCGCCGCCTCATCCGCCGCGCCTGCTTGGCACATCGACAGCCCCAAGAACGCGAGCGCGCATGCTGTCGCGATCACCCACTGTCTCATTGTCTCGATTGCCATCATTCACCTTCCAGCCGCCGCACCTCCTGGTGCAGCATCTCGTTCTCACCGCGAAGAATCTCGTTCTCTTCCCGTAGCTCGCGCACCACCGCGATGAGTGCCTTGTTCGACCCGTGCGACTTCGCCAGGTCACCCTGGAGCCGGAGGATCTGCTCTTCCGTCAGATCTTCCGGGTCAGCCGTGACCAGAGCGTAGCCCACCAGCCCCTCTGCTTTCTTTCATACTCCGCAAGTGCCTTTTTCCCCTCCGGTGTCTTGATCCAACCGCGGGGCTTCCCTGCCGTGTTCATCGTCATCGACCGCCCCTACCGATTGTTGCGTTTCCTGCGCTGCAGCACTTCGGCCCGCTCACGCTGCGCCGTGCGCGCCGCTGGATCACGCCGGCTAGGCATTGTTCGTACTCCTCGTGCCTGGGAACTTCGGGCTTCGCGCCCGACCGTTCTCCGCCATCTGATCGAGCGAGCCCGAACCATTCGCACTCGCGCGCGCGGGAGGCTCTACGCCACCCGGCATCTGGTTGGCTGCCTTCGCCATCTCGGAAACCGGATCCTTCGGCTTCTTCCACTTGGCGTCGCGGTCCTTGTGCATGATCTCCTGCGTCGCCTGCGCGAGGTCCATGTCCGACTCGCGAAGCAGCGCATGCGCCCGAGCGCGAAGCCATTCGGCCTGGGCCTTGTTGACCTCCGTCTCGGACTGGATGTATTCCGGATTCTCGTCCTTGCGCTGCGGCTCCTGACCCATCTGCTGAGCCTGCTCCTCGCGCTCGCGCCACTTCCGCTTGATCCGCTCGATGATCGACTTCGGCCAGGGCGCCAGGTCGAAGAATTCCGCGTCGAACATCTGCTCGCGCATCATCATCGGGAAATGCGGCTGCATCGACTCCCAGACATACCGCCGCTCGTTCGGGTCGACCGGGACATCGTCCAGGGCGAGATCCATCCGCGTCGCGATCTCGTCGCGCGCAAGCGGCAGGTACTGCGAATCGAACGGCCCGCCGATCCGGATGAACCGGTCGTCGGCCAGGAAGAAGCGCAAAAACTCCATCACGCTCCGCGCCTCCTGCCGGCGGAACCGAGAGAAGGCGTTGAAGATCGGCGCGAGGATCGTCATTCCCTGCGTCTGCAGCTTCTGCATCGGGGCGCCGCGCTGGGGCGTTCCGTCCGATGTCATGCCAAGCGCTTCGGGTTGGATGCCGGCCACGTCGTGCAGCGACCGGATCGAGAAGTCGAGCAGCGACTGCGTCACCGCCGGGATCTCCGGCGGTGGTTCGAGCTTGATCTTCTGCTCGGCGAGCGCGCCCTCGTTCAAATAGACCACCGCGCCCGGCTTTGCGATGTCGTCCTGGAACGTCTGCGGGTACTTGAGCGCGTTCTCCTCGACGAGATACGTGCCCTTCGGGGAGATCGACAGCAGATGGACGGCGAGCGAGAAGTACTTGTTCGCGCCCTTCTGCGGATCCATCAGCGCGCGCATCAGGCCGTAGTGCTCGCGCTTCTTCTTGTCCCACTTGTACGTGCAGGCCCGGTACGTGAAGTACGGGAACGGGAACTCCTCGATGTCGTCGAGCTGCGTCGGACCGGAGACCCAAACGCGCTTCACCACCTTCTTCGACATTTCGACAGCGCGGGGCATCTCCTCGCCCGCCTTCCGCGCCATCTTCTTCAGCTCTTTCCACTCATCCTTCGCGATGGTCTCGGTCGTGCCGTCCTCGTGGAAGACCTTCACGATCGGCTCGTACTCACACCACTGAAAATCGATCAGCTCGACAAAACCGGCCTGCTGCTCCGACAGATCGCGGATGCCCGGCTCCTGGTCGATCGCACCGGGCGAGTAGTAGTTCGGCGAAAACTCCGTGATCCGCGACGGCGCGTTCATGTCGTGCGGCATGAGGCCCGTCTCGGTGTCGGCCGCGTTTGAAGCAACCTTCTGCCGAACCTTCTTCCCGAAGCGCCGCTCGATCTCGTCGATGTGGATCATGCGGCGACGAGACACCCACCCGATCCCTTCCAGGTTCTGGTTCGGCGCACCGCCCGGGTCGTACCACATCTCCTCGCCGTCGACCCATTCCATCTTGTAGATGCCGTCGGCGTCGACATCGTAGTCCATCCGATCCGACACCCAGCCGATGCCCGTCACCAGGCAATCGCGGAACGCCTTCGATCGCTCGTAGTCACCGTCGCACAGCTCCAGCGCCCACTCGTACGCGCCCGTCATTAGATCGGCCGTGCCCGTCGAGTCGGGGTTGTCGATCGGATCGCGCGGGATGAAGAGCATTCGCTGCCGGTTCTGGATCTCGTACCCGACGATCAGATCGATCATCGGCCCGGAGCGGTTGTACGTGATCGCCGGCTTCGACAGCTCCTGCATTCGCATGAGCTCGCCGCGGTCCCACTGGTTGCCGTCGTAGAACCGCACCGCCTCGCCGGCTGACCGGCGCCAGTTCATCTGCTGGTCCCGCGCGCGCTTCAGCTCCATGTGGACGCGCTCGACGATCCCCGACGCGCGCTGCCACGACGACGAACCGCCCACGGCTTCGCCGCCCGTGAAGAACGAGGTGGTGTCCTCGATCCCCTGGCGGAAGTCTACCGGACCAGCCATTCGCTACCTCACCCTGCCCCGTTCTGCGCCCCGGCCGTCAACTGATCCATGTACGCCACGTAGCCCCACGCGTCGTGACACGGGCAATCGCACGTCTTGTACCGCCCGTGGACCCCCGTCTCCTCGCACAGCACACAGTGCTCCCGTGTGATCTTCCCAGACCCGACGCGCGAAGCAACGCGGTTGAGCATCTTCCGGATGATCAGGTCCGCGTTCGGCGGCCCCGAAGGCATCGGCACATGGCCCTGCGTCCCTACGCCGTTGGGCGAGCTCGTTGCGGGCGCCACCGCGCCGGCCGCCGCCATCTGCGCCTCGCGCGCCCACGCGACTCGAGGCGACTCCACCGGCTCAACGAACCCGTGCGGCGAATGCTGCTGCATGCCGGCGATCACGTTCGCCCCCGGGATCTGCCCCGCCATGGCCGCGCGCGCGAAATCCTCGTCCGTCGCCCCGTCCATGTTGTCCGAGATCGATTCCGACACGGTCTGCCCATTCGCGTTCACGTACCCATCGCCCGCCGCGCGGCCCGGGTCGAGGAACGCCGGGTTGGCCGGCGTCTCCCCGATCGCCATCCCGGGCACCTTGTCCGACATCTCGACCTGGTAGTCCGACATGTCCGCGGGTTGCTGGGCCGGCGACTGGATCACCTGACGCGGGTCGACGCCCGGCACGGGCACGTTCGACGGCGCCATTTGCGCCTGCGCGCGCTCGGCCGCCTCCTGGGCTGCCCACGCGGCCTGGGCCGCCGCCTTCTGATCGTCGCCGATCTGCGCACCCAGGATCTTCGGCTCCTCCGGCATCATGAGCGGATCGACCGGTTGCGCCATCGGCTGCCCCGGCGGCACGGCCTGGGCCCCGCCTCCAGCCTGGATCTGACCAAGCGCCGTCTGCTGGGGCGGCGGCTGGATCGGCGGGCCCGATGGGTTCCACGACTCGACCTGCGCCGGCACCTCCTCCTTGAACGTCCGGTCGCGCCTCGCCTGGACCTCCGCCCGGAGCTGCTCCTGGTGCTGACGCTCGGCCTTCTCCGCCGCTCGCCGCTCGTTGGCGATCCGCCGGCCCTCGGCCATGGCCGCCTTCTGCTTCTCCGAGAGTACTCGCTTGGGCTTCGCGCCCGTCTTCTTCGCTGCTTCTTTCCTTGGCATGCCCCGTCTCCTCAGACTGTCATCCAGCTACCGCCACCGCTCGGCCGCTCCTGGTTCCCGTCCCACGCGCGTCGCTCCTGGTACTCGTCTTCCAGCGGCCATTGCAGACTTACCTCCTCATCACAGAAGCGGCTCATCGCATCGATCACGTCGTCGTGCGCCCCTGCTGGGAATACGCCGTACTCCTCGTTGCGGAACTCCTCAACCAGATCAGCATCCTCACCGTCGAGCCGCGTGCGCCACATCGACTTCGGCAGATGGATCCGCCGGTCCTCAAACCAAGGCACCAGGCGCTCGACGCGCTCGCGCTTCTTCAGCTTGTTCCCGCCGAGCGACTTCATTCGGAAGTGGAACGCCTCGCGCGCCATGCAGTCCTTCCAGTACTCCGAGTCCGTTCGGCTCGCGTACTCCTCGATGCCCACCATGTACGGCCGCCACTCCGCTACCATCTGCCACACCGCCCGCTTGCGCTGGACCATGTCCATCCGGTCCCGGACCATGTCAAGCACATAAACGTGGCGGTTCGCGGCGAGGCCCAGGCAGACGATCGCGGTAAAGTCGCGCGACTTGTCCTTCGACGTGGCCGGGTCGACCAGGATAATCTTGTTCAGCGTCCCCGTCGGGACGTTCGCGTACTGGCTGTCGTCGAGCCACTCGTACTTGAACATCCCACCTTCGATGCCGGCCGGTCGCTGCTGGTAGAGACAGTTGAAACCGCGAGAGCCGAGAGTAGCCCGAAAGCGCTCCAGGCTATTCCCTGTTTCTCCAGGGGGACGTGATACGGGAAACCAGTCAGGCCAAAGGGCTTCACCCTTCTTCCTCCAACCTTCGTCCTCCTCCGCGATCGCCGGCATGCGGAAGTGTTGCCACCCATCCCCCGCATGCTCGCGCAGGACGTACCCGACCAGGTCGTCCTCGTGCCACCGCGTCATAATGATCAGGATGCGCGCGTTCGGCATGAGGCGCGTGTAGACGACCTCGTCAAACCACTCCTTCAGTCCGTCGCGGATCACCTCGGAGTTCGCCTCCGCACGGTCCTTGATCGGGTCGTCGATGATGATCAAATGTCCACCGTGTCCAGTGATCGACCCGCCGCGGCCGACCGCTCGACACACACCGCCGCGCGTCGTCGAGAAGTTCTGCACCGACTTCGAATCCTGCGCGAGTTGGCACCCCGGGAAGATCGCCTGGTGGATTGGATCCGACAGATGGTTCCGCACCCGACGCCCGAAGGAGTCGGCGAGCTTCTGGCCGTACGACCCAAGGATCACCTGCCAGTCGGGATGCTTCCCAATGCACCAGGACGGGAACATCTGCGTGAAGACCAGGCTCTTCGAATGGCGCGGCGGCACGCAAATGATCGCCCGGTCCACCTCGCCCGACTCGATTCGGTGGCAGAGCTTGAAGTACTCGTCATGATGCCGCGCCCGTTCGAAGTCGCGCATCATCAACCGCGTGTAGGCGGCGATCGATCGCTCGCCGTACGCGTACATCAGCTTCCGACGCTCGTTCGCGGTGAGCGACTCCAGATACTCCTTGGACGGAAGCTGGGTGTCGTCGTTCATTGCATCTGGCCGCTGGCGGCCACGTCGTCGACGAGCTCCAGGAGTCTGTCCGTTCCCTCACCGCCAGGAAGAGCCTGCCCATGCTCCTCGGCATGTAGGCGACGGTCCTTGATCTTCGCCACCAGGGCCGCCCGCTGCATCTTCATCCGGCCACAGGCCTCGTTCGCGCGGATCGTGAGCGTCGCCCGGGTGTCCTGCTTCTTCGACAACGCCGCCAACTGGTCCTTCAGCTCGGCCAGCTTGTCGTTCTCAAGCTCGCCGACCCGCGCCAAGACCTCGAGTCGGGCGTGAGCCTCCTCATACCCCTCGTTCGCCACCTGGATCAGCTGGCATTCGAGCAGCTTCAGCTCGTCCACGATATTCGCGAGCTCGGTATCCGGATCTTCCATCTCACAACCCCCGAAATGCCGGCCGATCTCCCGGGGTGTGTACCCGGTCGCTCCAGCCAGGGCGTTCTTTGCGGCTCGCTCGCCGCCCGCGGCCCAGTATACACGCCGCAGTCGCAGCTTGAACTCCTCCGGCAGCTCGCACAACCGGCAAACCCGCCGATTTCGCGCACCCCTAGGCCTGGGGACCCGCATATGGGACCCAAAGTAGCAGGATTTTCTGGCGAAGGGACCCGATCCTGGGCGGTATATATACCAGCCCAGGACGAAGGGACCCGCAATGGGGGTTGGAGGTCCCATGATTGGATGCTCCCCCGCTGCGCGCAGCCACGCCGCGGGTATGGGACCCGAGCTCGAGCCCGCGCCTGGCCGAGCGGTCAGGACGGCCCGGGCCCGGGGCGCCCCCTCTTCGGATCGGGGCGCAGCTCGACGTATCGAGCTGCCCACAACAGGGCGCTTTGTGCCGTTTGTCTAAGTTTTATTGGCGCCCCCTCTTATCAAAGCGTAAGTTTTGTGATTCTATGAGGGTAAACCGTTTACGCGCCCACCGGGGCGCCCCAACCGAGGAAAGGCGAACGATTATGGAAGAAGTAAAGGCTCTTATGTTGCGAAACTTAGTGAAAGCTGCGGTTTCGCGTTCTATCTGGTGTCCGGGCTGTAACCGCTCGCTCGATAGTCGTCGGGCTGTGCTGTTCACCGATTCGGAATCGGCCGATAGCTTCGCAGAGAAGCAGCATAAGAAGCTCTCGCTTGTGCTGTGTCGGCTTTGTTGGAAACGACAACTTGCCCGGGCGATCGAAAAGCAGGGCGCCCACCGAACGTTAGCTGTGATTCAAGACAAAATCGCGAATCTCGATTGCGTCGACGGCGGCGCCGTTACCGATCGCACACAATGGTTTCGCGCCCTGGAACGCGCGGCGAAAAAAGAACAGGGGGCGCCCCGTGCCTAAGACCTTTCGCAATTTCGCAGAGATGAGCGGGGTGGCGGCGTGATCCAGTGCTCGAATCCCACCGAGCCGCTGTGTCGCAGTCAGCCGCTGTTCGCAGCGCCCGAGTTGATTGTGGATCAGGACCGAAACCTTGCCGAGGGTGCCCTCGAAATACTCGCCGCGGTAGGCATCGAGAGCGTGCGTGACATCTCGGCCGAACTGTTTTTGTGCGTCCATTGCGGCGCACTAGCGGAGGAAGTTGAACGATGAGCAGGGGGGCGGACTGGATGGTGTGCTTTGACTACGAGCTGCACGAAGGAAAGCGCGTTCTAGCTTTCACGTTTCACAGCGACCCAGGGCACGGTTGGATTGCTGTTCCTATCGAGCTAGCACACGAGCTGCAGCTTCGACCGTCGAGCTGCAGCTATGTTGACGAGATATTTTACTACCTGGAAGAGGACAACGACGCAGCTCGTTTCGTCGACGCCTACATTGACCGATTTGGTGTCAAACCCGAATTCAAGGAACAGCACACAAATCGCGCAAGCTTTATTCGATCGCTTGCTAGGGCGTCCTAATGAGCGCGCTGCTTTCAATCGGCGCCGATGCCAAAACGCCTAAAGGCGAAACCGTGGGCTATCGCACTGCTGTGCTCTATATGCAGCCCGGCAATTTGTCTGGTGTCGAGCTGTGTCCGGGGCGCAGCTCTAGCTGCTTTCGGGATTGCATAGCCGAAACCGGCCGAATGCCGATGCCATCGGCGAAGCTTGCCCGGGCAAAGCGAACGGCTCTTTTCCTATCCGATGGGGGCGCATTCGCATCGCAGCTCTATCGGGAAATAGATAGCTTCGCGTCGAGCTGTGCCAAATCTGGTTTGACTCCGGCCGTTCGACCGAACGGCACGACAGACGTTAATTGGGAGAAGGTTTTGCCCGGGCTGTTCACCCGATTCCCCGAAATTCAATTCTACGATTACACTAAGGTGTTCCACCGGGCCCGACGTTTCGCAGAGGGTCGCATGCCGTCGAATTATGATTTGACATTTAGCCGTAGTGAGACAAACGCCCGGGCTGTGAATCGCGCCCTGGCGCTAGGCGTGAGAATCGCTCTAGTCTATCGGGGCGCGCGCCCTGCTACGTGGCATGGTTTCGAATGCGTCGACGGAGACGCTAGCGACCTGCGGTTTCGCGACCCTATGCCGTCGGTCGTTTGTCTCAAGGCAAAGGGCCCGGCCAGGCGTGATGAATCCGGGTTTGTGCTCGGTTTCTAGCGCGCGCTAGCTCGACGCACTAAGGGGGCGCCCTGCTACGGGGCGCCCCCTTTTTTGCGCCCCGTAGACGCCCTACGGGGCGCAGCTCGACGCCCTACGGGGCGCAGCTCGACGCCCTACGGGGCGCAGCTCGACGCCCTACGGGGCGCAGCTCGACGCCCTACGGGGCGCAGCCCGCC